TGCTGACCGTGTGCGGCAGGTGGCCCTTGCGCAGGCGAGCCATTACCGGTGCCAGACCGTCGAGCCGCGCAAGCCAACGTTGGCGAGGATCGCGATGGCTCGGGACCCGATGCGGGCCACTGTCGCCTCACCAGCGCTCTGGCGGGAAGAAGTGGTCCCCAAAGACACGGAACCGATCTTGACCGCGCCTTGCCCCGCTTCTGCGCCAGTCGGGTCCCCTGTGATGCCCCAGTGCTCAACGATCGCGCACGTGGCTTCGGTGAACGCTGCTGACACGTCGGCGTCGGTGGGGTATCCGTCGTCGTCGGTAGTGAAGATTGAGCGGGTGGTGAGTGATTCGACCTCGATGGACGCGGCCCGGAGGCGTTTACCGAGGATGATGTCGGTGCCGTCGAACGGTTCCTCTGCGTGCGCGGCGTAGTCCGCGGCGAGTGCGTAGACGCGCTGGGCCATGGTCAGGCTCCCTTCTTGCCACGGGCGCGGCGGGCCGGGGCGACCTTCTCGCCATCGCCCTCGACGGCGTCCGGGAGCTCGTCACCGGTGCCGTCGAGGCCAGCGCCGAGTGTCCCCGGGAAGTCGGCTTCGAGGCCGGTGAAGCGCCCCAATGCCAGCTTCTCCGTGATGCTGTACCCGTGCTGGATGAGGGCGCCGCGCAGGTTCGGTGCATCCGTGAGATCGACCTCGGCCACACCGTCGATGAAGACGATGCCGAGCGGGTCGTGGTGCTTGCCAGCGGGGCGAGTCGGGTGAAAGACGTGAGCGATGGTGTGCCTCCGTGAAGTTGGCCACCCTGCCCTGTACAGGCAGAGCAGGGTGGGGAATATGGGGTTAGGGCTTGCCGTCGGCGAAGCTCAATTGCTCGCGTGCACCGGCACGTTTACGGCCGGTGAGGTCGACGTGCTCGCGCATCTGCGCCTGCTTGGCGCGGACCTTCATCGCGGCACGCTTCTCATCCGCCGGAGTCCCCGCGACAGCCTCGCGTCGCTTGTACTTGCGAATGTCACGCTCGATGGACCGTTGCTTCTCCCGGTCAGCTTCCGCCTGCGGGTCGTACTCTTGCCCCTCCTGGGGAATCGTGAGGCCCGGCAGATACGCGACGTCTTTGTGGCGGCAGTTGGGGTGATGCAATCCAGCGGTGCGAGCAGCGTCGAGCGTCGCGTGGATCACCACGGTGACTATCTCGTCGCTCGTCGCATGCTGCAGCTGCACCGTCCCCGTCGTCCCATCCGTAGAGAGGATCTTGCCGACCCACGGCGCACACAGCGAGCACGAGTCGCCGGCACCGACCGGGGTGACGAGGTGGATGCCGACCTGCTGCATCCGCCACACGCCCGCGTCGTTGAACGCCCGGTTCACTGCGGTTCGCCCGGCCATTTCGGCGTACGAGCCGATGCGCCAGTTCCGGTCAGCTTTATCCACGAACCCGGTGATGCCCTGCCCGAGGAACCGTTGAACAGCCAACTGCTGCGAGGCGAGGTTCGTGGACGCGCCGAGCAGCGTGTTCGACGCGGTAAAGCTGATGATGCGCTGGTATGCGTCCTGCGGATAGCGGGCGATGCGCAGCGCGAGCTTCTCCAGCTTCGACGTGAGGTCGAGGGTCAGCATCGTCGCGGCCTGCGACGAGGTGCCCGTCAACGTTGTCGTCTGGGGGAGCCTCGCGGCCATGCCAAGCCGATCAGCGGCCGCAGCCTCGCCATGCTTCCACGCCGTCGTGATGACCTCGAGGGCTGCCTCACGGCCGCCGAGCTTCCCCGACATCTCCGTGGCCAGGTACTGCAGCTCCCGCAACGACTGTGCGCGGGTGGCTTGCAGCTCAGCGAGTGCACGGTTCCGGGCGATGGCACGGTCGAAGAGGTCTTCCATGTGCGGGGTCATCGTCGACTGTCGGACGATCTCCTGCAGTTCGAGGTCGCGGTACGCGCGCACGGCAACAGCGCGGATGAGAGCGTCCTCAGCGTCTGCGTACCGGGCCGCGAGGTCCACCCCGAGTTCTTCGATGAGGTCCCACGCGGGAAGGCCGGCCGGATCTGGGATGTACTGAGCCACCGGCTGGCCTCCCTGCTACTCGATCAGGCTGCTACTTGCCGCGGCTCTTCGTGGTCTTCGCCGGGGCCGCGTCGATGTCGAGGGCGTCGTCAGCGGCGCCCTGCTCGTCATCGGTGGGGACATCCGGCGCGGCGACCTTGATGCCGAGGCCCTTCTCGGTTTTCGCGATGAGCGTCTTCGCTTCGGCCGGGTCGATGGTCTCCCATCGCGCCATCGCTTCGAGGTCTTCGCGGGGCTCGTCGGTGATGACGATCTGAGCGCCCGGTTCGAGTGAGCGGTATGCGTGAGCCATGAGTCTGTTCTCCTATGCGAGAGGGAAAGTGAAGGGGGTGCGGGCGGCCGCGTGAACGACCGCCCGCAAGGGTGCTACACGGTAGCGTTGGCGCCCTTGAGCAGCACAGCGCGGTTCGCGTCGAGCAGCTTCGTGCCGAACAGCATGTCGGCCGAGAGGACCGTCTGCTTCTTGTTGATGTCCCAGCCGTACGAGATCCGGATGGACAGGCCCTTGTAGCTGACCACGGCGACCTGGCCGACGTTGGCGCCGGCGGGCATCTGCAGCGGGGCAGAGCCGAAGGCGAACGCGGTCTTGTGGAACGCGAGGCCGACCTCGGTTGTGGGCTCGCCCACTGCCGGGGAGCCAGCAGGCTGGCCGACGTTGCCGGTCTGGAAGGCGTCGAACCCGAAGAGATTCTTACCGATCGAGCCTTCGCGCAGAGCCGCGGTCGAGCCGGACTTCTCCGCGTGCTTGATGATCTCGCTGTTCAACCAGCGCGCCTTCGTGGTCGGGCCGACGACGGCGAACCGGTCCTGCAGCGGCACAGCACTGAGGTCGAGCTGACGCCCGGCCTCGATGAGCACCTCGGGCTTGTCCCACGTCTGCAGGTTCGCGTCCGCAGCAGTGCCGAACCCGGCGACCTGCGTCACGTTGTCGCGCAGGCTGAGCAGCGACTGGTCGATGTCCTGAGCGATGGCCTCCATCATCGGAGTCAGCAGCTGAGCGCTGAAATCCTTGATGCCGAGCGTCATGTCCTCGTCGGTGACGGCCACGGAAACATCCGCGATGTCGTTGACGACGACGGGGATGCTGGTCTCCGTCGCGTTCTGCAGCACGACGCCGGTCGCACGGTTGAAGCGATTGGACTGGAAGACAGCCGGCACGCGGATGTCGATCGTGTTGCCCTTGGCCTTCGTCGCGAACTCGGTGGTGAGGTCGGTGTGCACGAGGCCGTGCATGGGGGTTGCTTCGTACAGGGTGGCGAGCGCCTCTTCGGCGATCTCCTGAATGGTGAGGAAAGTGTTAGCCATGGTGGTGGCCCTTCTGCGCTATTTGGAAGCGCGCTGGTCGCGAATCGCCTTGCGGCGGTCGTCGATGGATTGCGGACCCGGGGTGGGTGTTCCGCTGGGCGGTGCTCCTCCGCTGGACGGGGCCACCTGGACGGCGCGCAGCTTCGGGTTCGATGTGACCGACGTCTTCACGAGTTCGTCCACCAGGGAGCGGTACTCGGAATCAGTCGTGTCGATGGCCGCGAGCTTCGCCTGGAAGCTTGCGGAGTCTGTGAGGAGGTCATAGTCAGCGCCATGGGAGCCGACGACCTTGAGCAGTGCGTTGTCGAGGCGTGCAGCCTTGATGTCCGCGGCCTGCGTCGTGATGGTGGTGTCGCGCGTCTGGATCTCAGCGGACAGGCTCTCGACGGTGGTCTCGGCGTCAGCCTCGACGATGCCGAACTCCTGCCCGATCTTCTTGTACGCGGCGGCCGTAGCTGCTTTCGCTGCGGCCTCCGAGTCCGTCCTGCCACTCACCCGGGCAGCGGCAGCCTCGTCGCGGAGCTTCTTCACGTACGCGGCATCGAAGGTCTCGACGGGCGGCGTGACGGGCTCAGCGGGCGGCGCCGGCTTCGGCGGGGTGACGGAATCGGTCGGTTCGACGGGAGCCACCGGGGGAGTGACGGGCTCGCCTGGAGCGCCGCCGTCTTCCCCCTCGATGAAGCGGATACCCATCAGGGCGAGCTTCGACGGGCGGATCGGGCCGAACGTGTGTGTGCGGATGAACATGGTGCTCCTTCGCGGCGCCTGGCCGCATTGGTGAACGCTCACCCCTGCGGTGAACGGTGAAACGTGGGTTAGTCGGTGACCGTTGTCGGGTCGGCCTCGGGTTCCATCCCGTTCTCGGCCTTGATGAGCGCAGCCTCGGCCGCCGCTTCCGCCGGGCTGAGGTTCGGCTGTACGGCGCGCACGCCAGAGATGATCGAGCGAACCCGGGCGAGCATTTCCGCCTGCGTGGTCTGCGCGCGAAGTAGCGGGTTGACCTGCGACACCTCGGCGAACGTGATGCGCGGCAGATCCTCGATCAGTGCGCCGCCCTTGCCGGGGAACACCAGCGCGTCGATGGCGAGAGCCGTGCGTGCGAGGCGAGCGAGAGCCGGGCGAACGTACAGCGCTTTCTTGTCGCGGGTGCGCTCACTGTCGCCCTTGTCGTCGTTGACCTCCGTCGCCGTCTTCGCGTTGCCGTCTCGGATGCCGAAGTGCGACACCGAATAACCGGTGGCCGTGGCGATCTCGCGTTTCAGCGCGACGATGGTGTCGAGGTG